TGACTTTCCGAAAGATTTCGCGATTACCCCACAGATTTTAATTTGGTTAGATCAATTTATCGATTCACCCTTTTACATCACAAAAAAATCAATTATCGTGTTAAAAGAAAAAGCAGCATTTGAACTCTATCTCTTTTCCGGAGATATAAGAAAAATGGGCTACAACAAAGCCTTGTCTAAACGCCTTAGCCAAGATTGCCCCACCTAATTTACCAACCCTATAAATATTTTCACTATGTTTGATCTTAATCCTATTGATGTTTTAAATCAAAGAGAAATGAAGGTGTTACCGCCTCATTATTCTAAAATACAGATTTCCGATGGGGATCTGTTTGATGGAAAAATTAAAAATTGGGTTAGAACCAGACTACAAGGCAGATTCTGTATGTTACGAACTCCTTCAATTGACCAAAATGGAAACTTAAAATCGTCTACATTTTTAGCATTTGAAGATCACAAAGAACTAACATACTTTGCGTTAGCCTGTCCATACTTAAGGAGAAACTAAATGACAGAAGAAGTTAAAGAACCAGCAGCTCCTGCAACGGCCGCAGAGCCTACACCAGAAGCACAACCAGCCGCTGAATTAAACATTAGCGATCTTGTTGCTGTTAAAAGCATTATCGAAGTAGCATCACAAAGAGGAGCGTTTAAAGCAGCAGAACTAGAGGCAGTGGGTAAAACTTTTAATAAGTTAAACACGTTCATCGAGTCTGTTAGCAAAAAGGAGGCTTAAAATGGCTGTATCACTTAAACACATAGGTAAAATGAAAAACACCGGAGCAAAAGTTCTTGTGGTTTTTCGAACATTACCGGGTGAATCAAATACCGCATTAGTATTACCAACTGCAACATTGCCAGATGCTTATCATAATTCCTTGATGGCACTGGTTGAGACTGATCAAGCACAGCAAAGTTATGAATTTGGTGAAATGATGTTTGTTCGATTATTTCCAGACGGTCGTCCAATGTTGCAGGCTATGCAACAAGATAATCGTATGCAAAAAGTTTCAACTGACACAGTTATCATGACTCCAACTAATCAAAGCGAAGTATTGTTAGCTGACCTTAATGTTCTCATCGCCGAGCAGAGAAACTGCACTGTTGATGATCTTTGCACATTTGTGAAAGGTTACCAAAAGGACGACAAGGCCGAAGTTAAAACTGTTGCAGAAGTTAAAGAAACTCCAGCACCAGTAAGAGCACAAGCAGGACAAAACGAAGTATTAAGTGATGTTGACATTGCTAAATCATATCGTAGTCAGGCAGATGCTATGTACAAAGAAGCGGCTAGGTTACGAAAACAAGCAGATGAGCTAGATCCTCCGAAAAAGAAGACCTCAAAAATAAGTGAAACTGCTGATGCCTAATCCTCTCTTTAGGCCTCCACGTCATTTAGTTAAAGAGTGGCCAGAAGTTTTTGAAGATCTGTATATGAATACCATGCCTGTGGCATATCTAGAAATGGTACATCTAGAGTTTGCCAATGGCAGGGTATGGCAAATTGATATCAAACATCAATTAGCAGATGAAGCTGCAGAATTTATTGCAGACAAACTTTTGGAAACTTTTCAAGAATACAAAGACGATATCAAGAAAATCGATTTTAAAATAGATGTAGAAAGATTGAAAAAAGATATCGGAGATTCAACAAAGGCTATTCTTTGAGATAGCCTTTTTCTTTTATATAATTAAAAATTTCTTCAGCCATTATTCTATAACCTTCTCTAGTTGGATGCATACAGTTAGTAATATACTCTGTAGGCTCTTTTAATTTAGAATAGTAATCATAGAATGCGCCGTCGGCTAGTTCTTCTCTACCGTCATATCTCAACAACAGTTGCATAAAACTATTGCAGCCTTGAGGATATAGAAATTTATCCCAAGGAACAGAATCAATAATTTCTATATCTTGATTACCGATTTCTTTTAAGAATCGTTCTTTGGTAATTCTTTGATCAAATGCACTGGCTATTACTAAGTGCCAACCGTTGGCTTTGCAAATCATTTCAGCTTCTTTGATATTTAGAATTGCTTCTAAACAGACAAATTTTTCACTCCAAATATCTTTAGCATAAGATTCCCACAATTGTCTATGTGTTGAATTTTTATCTCCCGGATTTGGCCACATAGCAAAAAAATGATGGAATCGATTAAATTCTCTACTAACAAAATCAAATCTTTCTATTCCGCTCAGCATATAAACAACTATCACTTCAGATGCTTTTTCTAAATTTAAATTAGGATAAAAATATAAATCTTTAAGAGCTGCACGATTGCCTCTACCCATTATGCCAAGATTTATAGGAGTATAGTCAGGCAAATGATTTTTACATATCTGAGATACCCAACTATGTTCGTACATATCGATTTCCAAATTAATTGGAATGTTTAAAGGATCAATAAAGCCTTTATGTTTTTTATACGTTTCTTTACTCCAGCTACCTACGCCTTGTGTAAAACTATCGCCAAGACCAATAATCAATTTGGAATCGGCAGTTGCTGGTTTAATTTGAATACCTGGATGCATCTTTATATTTCCCTAATTTAAAATATTTCTTATACGTTCTTTCAGCGATAACAAACGCTGGATTTATTGCTGTTGAATTCTTTTTTAAATTTTCATAATTATGATCTAAGATAGGGCGCATAGATTCGAACCATGCAAATTTATCTTCGATAGCAATTATCTTTTTTATTGATTCAACTATGGCATCATATCTTTCAAATGTTGGCAAATCGTCATAGCTTTCATCGATCCAGCCATCAAATGTTTTATAGCCCATCTTATGTAGTTCTTTTAAACTGCCTCTATTCCCTAATATGATAAACGGATGGAAACAGACAATCGGTTTAAAAATCTTTTCACTTAAAAATAGCTGTTGATCAAGATCGGAAAAAGAAGCTTCTGATATAACAGTACACCAAGAATCTAAACAAGTTTGATCTTGAATTCGACGTATATAAAACCCGTCATCGAATTCGTTATTTGCTTTTCCATGGACCATTAATGGCAAAACGGAATTCGCAGAGTCGGCTCTTTCTTTGTTGATTGTTTGATGTTCAAAACACACATTATTGGTATTAAATGGATTCATACTTACCAATCCATTTGCTAATAAATTCTCTTCGAACATTTTAATATAAAACCAAATCCTATGAGCTCTTAAACGTTTCTGTAGACAGTTGAAATCTTTAATTTCATTATTTTTTTTATATTCCAAATGTTTATCAACAGACATATTCAATGAAGTCCAGACTGAATTATTATAAACATCTGCTTCAAAATGTACGTATGGTATAGCTGTTATTCTATATTCAATAGCATTGTCTTTGGCCCACTTGTCATATTGTTCAGCGCACAGAGAATTTCCAGTAACATAGATTATTGCTTCCGGTGAAATATTATGTTTAGAGCATTCTTTATGAAAATATTCCCATAACCACGGTGCATGATATCCTTCTAATGATTGGTCAAATAACACCATAGCTTTGCCATCTCTTAGATCATTAATCTGCTTTTTATTCATAGAATCAAAAACTGACTGTCCATTATAAACAGCCCAATCATTAGGACTGTGATTGACGCCCGAAGGAATAATGTACGGGCGTGGTTTATTTTCAACCGAACATCCTGTTGCTATTTGTGTTCGATGCAATAATGTCACAGCCATAGGCGAAGGAGCGAATCGTCTCGCTCCAGACGAAACAACATCCGAACAATTTAAATAATTCAAAAAATTTGTAGGATCTTCAAATACTAAATTCATACAGTTGCACACTCAAAATAAAACTCCTCCAATTTTGGAAAAGTTTTTACAAAATCCGTACCTCTTCTACGATCATATTCAGTAAACCAATTAAAGAAGTCTCTTTTGCCTTCTAACAGTTTTTCTGGGGTATAGATAGCTGATTCCATGTATTTTACGACTCTTTCAAATTTAGCGTACTCTAAGTCGTTGAATTTACTACGGTTTTTATCGTCTAGATTGGCTAGAATGAAGTCTAGATGGCTTTTCATGTAAGGCATAAATTCATTTTTAGGCAGTATATTCATATCATACTGTAACGGCTCTTTTAAGTAGGGCGTATCAAACCGAATACGCTGCCATTTATTTTGTCCAAATCCATTGTATTTTTCACGCCATTCTAGTATTTTTTCTAATAGATTTTGAAAATTTGTCACAGTAAGTATATTAAATGTTATCATAAAAGTGATGGGCAACGATGTCTTTGTTAGATACGTATCTAGATTCTTTTCCCATACAGCTAGATCTAACCCTGTGCGAATATATTCCGCTGCCGGGCCCCATGTGTCGATACTGGTAAAAATCTTAAAATCTTTAATACAGTTATTGGCAATTAGTGTGTTTACTTTTTCTACCAATCTATCAATTAAAATAGGTTTGACACCAAAGTTTGTGTTAATGTTTAATTCAAGATTAGGTAATGGATTTGTTTCCAAGTCATCTAATAACTTCCATGTGCTTTGTTGTAGTAAAGGTTCGCCACCAGTGATACGTAAAATTGTCAATGTCTTACGAACTTCGGGCCACCACTTCCACCAGGCTTCTACATAAGGATTTACATCTTCTTCATAGATTTTGAACCAATCAATGTCGTTGCGATGATTTTTAACCATCGTGTAGGGTCCAAAATCTTTAATTTCTTTGTAGTATGCAGAGCTGTGCTTAGGATGACAATATCCACACTTAAAATTGCACTCATTGCCAAATGAAATTTCTATGTACTGCGGATTTACCGGAGCTAGCGGATTAGCTTTAATAGCTCCTAGCCGCTGTTCTGTAAAGATGCTGGCGTTGCGTTCGTGTCTATCAGAAATATATTCTTCGCCTAATGCTTCGATATTCCAACAATAACTGCATCCGCTGGGCTTTTCGCCAGCTATCATTTCTGCACGTTGATTAATTTTTTCTTTGGTATTGTGCAATGCACTGGGATCTACAGCAATTTCTTCTAAAGGTATTTTGTGCGGGGCTGGATGATAACAACTGTGTGTTTCGCCTGTGCCTAAATAGATAGTTGTGTGGTGCCATTTGGCTAAACAAAAAGTTGGACTAACTTCTGCCATTATAGGAATAAACTTTTTAATTCGTAGTTTATCGTCCACTTACTTGATCCTTTACTATTTCAAACTGTTCACGCAGCCAATCAAAATCGTTAATTTTTGCTAACTCACTAGGTGCATTTTGCCAGCATAGGCCAAAATATTTTCCGGCTAATGCACCCATGTATGCATGGGCACCATAAGACACTGACTCATTTAATGTACACCATGCATCTAACCTCTGCTGGGTTTCTATATCATCCTGGCGATCAATAACACGACTTGACAGTTTCACACATTCTCTAAATGCTGATTTCCATGCATTGAATGGATCTGTGTTAAATGCAGTAACATTACTAACTTGATCCATGGCTTTAAACAAAGGGCTGATACTTGTGGTCATGTCAGGTTTAGATAGGTCCATATTTTGAGTCAATCGTTTTGGTAATAATTTAACACCACCGTATCCGTACTCTAATCCATTCACAGGATTATGGCTGCGCCAAACGTGTACACATTCTAAATCATATTTGCTAACTTCATAATCAAAATTAAATGTGTCGAGAATTTCTGCATCACCGTCTACTACCCAAAACATTTTTGTAAATGCTTTCTTTGCTGCGGCAATGTGTGCTTGGTGAATTCCTTTAATACCGTGTACACGATGTGCGTAAGGAAACCTTGCTTTTAATCTAGCAAAGTTTGCATCTGCATTTGGTTCGTTATAGCTGATAAAAATGATATCGTACATTATTGCTTGTAATAGGTTAACCCTAAATTAATTGTTTCTTCGTATAAATCTAAAGTATACTTGCTTTGTTTTGCATCAAGCCACGGCCAATACAGTCCTAATTGTTGATTTATTTTTGTTCCAAGATCTTGTGCATCCTGTTCTACAAAGGTATGATTTACTTTTTCCTCGTAAATGCTACGCAATATTTCAAAATCTCTAACATCAACATAGTTCCAATCTGTACAATTAGTCATCCATGTTCCCATACGGGCCCCAAGAATAGCATACTTGCCATTTTCCTCGTGCATGCCTACTGTCGACCACATACGCAGTCTATGAATGTTGTGCCACCAAATATGATCTTGTAATTCCATAGCAGGAATCCGTACGCCATCTTTGAGTGTCATCTTAACACCTTCACGGAATCCTGCTCGCCATGCTTGGAACGGACTGCCTGTAATAATACTTTCACTGTAGACTACAGGGAAGTTACGATATCCGTCCTCCCAACAAAAATCAACTTGGGCCCTATCACTTTCTGCTGCTTCGTGCGTTTTCATATTAAGAATAAAATCTTTTTTCCAAATTTTAATTCCGCCGTTACCGTATCGCAATCCATTAATTTTGTTTCTACCACACCATCCGTATACTTGGATTTTGGGATCACTCATATCTAAATCAAGATCAAAAAATTTAGGATCCACAATATTGTCAGCATCGACTGTTATTAACCAATCAGTTTCACTTAAATTTGCTGCGGCTTTGTGTGCATTGTCTGAACCTTTAATGCCATGTACACGTTTAGCCCATGGTGCTTTGTCGCAGAGATCGGCATAATGTATATCAGCATTTGGTTCATCGTAACTGATAAAAATAATATCAAATTCTACTATTTTCATTTAATCTCCATTACATAATTTTTAAACAATCTTCGAGTATATACACTAAACTTTGGTGGTAATTCTAAATTTTTAAGAATAAATTTCTTTCCTACAAGATCTGACACCTTTATAGAAAAGGGCTTGTATAAAGAATTAGGGTCATTGTAATCTGTAATTAAAAAATTCATTTCTGTATTTCCAGCCCAATTAATCTTTTTCTTTTTGATTGGCTGGAATTTTTTAGGTAGTTTTTTAGTACCGCCATACTCTTCGGTTAATTCTATGGTTAACGAATTTTTCTTATATGTTATAAACACGTTGGGTTTATCAACTTCAGAATGTTCGATTTCAATTATCCTATGTAATACATCATCTATTTTGTATAACGCTCTAGTCTCAGAAATTACATAACCTTCTCCTGTAATATCTACAGAACATAAATGAAGATTTATTCTACCTTCAATTATAAGTTCAGCAACTTCCTGATCCATTGGAATTTTGTGTTCTTCGTTTTCAAATGCTGCTTTAGGACCAACTGCTGTTATTGCACCGGTTGTTGGATTAAAGGCCGCAAAAAATTCTACTACCGATGGCATCATTTCTTCCATGCGATTTCCTCTAATATGTTAACAACTTCTTTTGTAATTTTATCCTTTTCTACATAATGGACAATGTCATGCTGTTGATAATTTCCTATTTTTAACTGGCCTTTTCTGTTATAATAAAATCCTATATGATCGCTCCAGACATCGGCAGGCCATGGAAAATTCTGTATCATCCCTTTCATATGTACTACTTTTGGAAAATCTAAATCATACGATATATCGTCGGCAATATCTAAAATTTTAGCCGAAAGTGCAAATGCTTCATCAGTTCCCACTATTCTTGGTTTGAGTTCGGTTAAGAATAAATTTGAAAATTCTATAGGATTTTTAATAATGTATCTAGCTAGACTAAAAAACTCTTTAGCAAGCTCGCTGTCTTTTTTAAAGAATGTGTAAAAACTATAAAGGTTAGGCAATTTATTCTTTGTAAATGTTTTTCGATAGTAGTCATTAGTCGCTAACTCTCCCCTGTAGGTATAGGCTTTGTTAGCAATATACAATTCTGAATTTTCTATAAAATATTCAATCCAATGGCTGTAATCTCTTGTAAACAGCATATCAGAATCTAAACAGACTGTGTGATCAAAAGGACTGTAGACATCCATCCAGGATCTAGCATCCCAGCCTTGAAACTTGTCTATCTCTATTACTTGATCAAATACCCATGACGATTTTAATTTTTTTACAGAATCGATATCGTCGGTCATTAGGCAAACTTTGTCATATCCTTCTTTCTGGGTATTTTTAATACTAAGTGCTAATGCGTAAGCTAGATTGAGATAATCTATTTTATCATTGGTGGAAACAAAAATCAAATAACCAAAATTCATGATAATCTCATTAAATTCTCAGAATGCCTAATAATGCTCTGCTTGTTCATTATGTGTATATCAACTCCTTTGATTGCGGCTGCATAATAATTGTTACCGTTATTTGGACTTATTAACATTGTTAATTTGCCAGATTCATCTACAGAGTGTAATATATCTTTGTCTGTCATTGTTAATATAGAAGGAAGGCTTTCGTTAGTATTTGTTTCAAAACCATCTAAGATATGTTTGGCAATACTAAAAGAAATATCATTCCTATATTGATCTGCACTAAATCTAAATAGGTCAGAATAATATTGATAATTTTGTCTTATTAGATTAACTAATTCAAAAAACATTTTACTGTAAGGGGTTTTCCTAAACATCACCGTAGTTGCCCAATATAGATGAACACTGGTGTCGGAAATATAGATATCATGGTATCCTAATCTTTTTTGATCGTATATATCTAGCATACTTTTGCCAATCATTACATCAGAATCAATATCCCAATAATGATTTAATCTATCTGAAAAAATTAAAAAATCACTGTCTAACAACAATGTTTGGTCATAAGGTGTTAGATCGTATACGCTTGATCTATTAGCATTAACAAATGGCATATTTTTAGAATGAATGCCATCGTGCAGTCTTCTCATATTATCTGTTACAGGTCGATCAACTTCAATTATTTTATCAAAGGTTTCTGTTGCCAGATCATAATTACCTGACCATTTAAGCCATTCAAGGGTAGAAGGATCTGTAACTAAAGACACTGGAATTCCTAGATTCTTTTTAGTTAATCTAGCAGAGATTATCGACATATATGCATAATCGATATCTCTGTTATTGTGTGCAAATATTAGTGCGCCTCGTGTCATAGATCTAATAATTTTTCTACGCTGCGACTTTTTTTAAGTTCTTGGAATTCTTGGTAATACTCCAAGGTAGTGTCATAGTATCTATCAACAATTTCATCTCTAAATTTTTCTAGATCTTCAATCATAATTGGATTTTCGTTGTCGTCGATCAGCGGCACGTTTTCTATTCGACCTTGATCAATAAACATCTGAACAAACGCAATTAACGATCTATCAATTTTAAAAATTCCACCATTTTGTCCGATGGTTAATTTAGCGTCAATTTTTTCTTTGAGGAGTCGACGTTGGACCGAAAAAGTCTGCCGATAGTTTGAAAATTCTAGAGCTTGTTTAAATTGCTCATCCATAATGATCCCCTAATTAAAGTAGCAGTTTATTTATTGTGCTAGATTATCAGGGGAAAAATTAAGTTGTTGGAGATTGGGTTATTTGAATCGTTGGCGTTGTTACTAAGAAGTTACCGGATCCAGACGGTGACAATGTACCAAATGCTTCTAGTACAGAAATATCTACTCGTAATGTTCCATCAACTCCTTCGGTGGCACTGCCAAGGCCTGTGTGTACGTCGTTCCATTCTACTTGGAATTCAATACTAGACGCAACTCCTGCAGAGTTATCTGTTACTCCCGGAGTTCTAGCATAGATTTTATAAGTGTTGGTTGAATAGGGATTTGATGATGTACCAGTAAACCATGCTTGTAATCCATTGTTTAATCTATAAAAATTTCCACCGGTTAGCACACCGGTGTCGGCAGTTGGTTTATTTCCTCCAAATGCCTGTGTTCCTATACCATTTAACATCGTGGTCCAACTGGTATTTTGAGCAGCAATTGCTCCTGTTGTTGTTCCTCCGGCACGTGATGATATAAATCTAATTTCACCACCGCTGTTAAAGAAATATCTGGCTGAGGCAGCATTTGCCCAGTAGACGTTAAACAGCGCATAGGTTCGACCAGTCCATGTTGCACCAAGCGCACCAGGCCATGTTGTTTCAGTGTACCAATTACCCCCTGTCGCTGGGAAAGTGCGTACTAATGATTGGCTCGATGCAATATCAAACTTCTGTGTTAAAATCACATCAGCCCAAGTGGCATATTGTCTATAAGGTGCTGTAGCAGTATTAGCTTTTACTGTATCTCCTACTGCAATGTTTACTAACGATGTAGGAACAGTTCCAACTTGATGAGTGTAGGCATTTATGATATCATATTTTAATGCAGTCCAGTCACTGACTGATACACGATTGCTGGTAGTGATTTGATTGCTAAACACTGTTTGCCCATAACCGCTATTACCCGAGCCCGTGCCTAATACTCCAGCTACTTTGCTTTGTATATCATTGTAATCGGCGATCTGTATGGTTTTAGAAACCCAGATACCTGTACAAGTTCCTGAACCTTGAGAAGCAGTTCCTAGGTCTGTTGCTAATGACAAAGTTGCTGCTGGCATTACAGTACCTGTGCCTGTGCCAACTGCTGTGGCTGTAAATGTCTGACCGGTGGTGACAACAAATCCTTCTGGTAAGACATATCCAGTACCAACACCCAAGGAAATCACTGCGGTAAAAGTGCTGCCTACAGAATAAGTAATTCCTGTCGTACCAGCAATATTATTCCAATTTAACTGAGTAGTTGTTCCGAGACTCTTGATAGTATAAACTTCACCCACTGTAAGAGCTAGAACAGATACCCAACCTAAACCAGCATCAGTATAATCTGTAGTGCCTAGTGTTATGATTGTGTATTTCTGACCCACAGTCATTGCTGTGGCATTGATAAACCCACTACCGGTTGCTGTAAAGGTCACTCCAACTGTATTAGAGCTGGCTCCTAATTTCGTAAAATCTGTATTACCTGGATATGTAATAGTATAAGATCTACCGCTGATAAAGTTGCCTGCTGTGACTAATCCTGTAGCGGTTGCTGTAAAAGTTGTGCCGGCTGTATTATTTGCTGATCCTAGATCTGTCCAGATAGTTGTACCAGCTGTAACTATGGTGTATGAACGACCTATTACTAGATATCCCGGAGCATCCGGTGAAACCGCTATTGGATTTTGATATAGGTCTCCAATCTTAAACGATACTGAACCTAATCCATTGTTTAAGCTGAGAAGAACTGTTTCTTCTCCTTCTGTAACACCACTGTCAGCGGCTATTGTTAAAGTAACACTAGCTGTTCCGTTTAGTCCGCCATCAGTACTAGATACTGTAAATGAACCGGTTAATGTTGCAGGATTAAAATCAGCGGCTGTAACTCCTGCACCCGTTGATATTGTGTATGGTAATACCGATCCGTTTGTAACATTTTTTGTGTAAAGATATACAATTATAGAATTACCATCTGAAACCCCAGGTTGGCTAGTTCTAAGATAAGCTTCTGCTTCATCATA